GCCCAAGGAAAACGCCGGATTCCACTGGAATGCTCTCTGCGCCATGAGCTGGGGCCGCCTCGCCGAGTTGTATCTCCGCGCCAAAAACGCCGCCCGCAAGGGGGATGTTAGTCTGATCCAGCAGTTCTACCAAAAGCGGTTGGCGCTCGCGTGGCGCGAGTATCTGGAGGACTACCGCTTGGACATCGTTCCCGGCGGCTATCTCAAAGGGGAAACCTGGGACGGCGAAGCGGGCGTGGACGCACACGGGCGGCTGGTTCCGGCTGGAGAACCTTGCGCCTGTCCGTTGCGTATCCTCACCGTGGACTGTCAGATGGACCACTTGTTCCTCGTGGTTCGTGCGTGGGCCGAGGATGGATCGAGCCGGTTGATCTGGAACGAACGGATCCTCACCTTCACCGACGTGGAAACTGTGCAGGAGCGATTTGGCATTCATCCAAACCTCGTCTTCATCGACGCCGGATATGCCACCTATGACGTCTACCGGGAATGTGCTGCTCATGGATGGACCGCCCTCATGGGCGACAAGCGGGCGACGTTCACCCACAAGGTGAAGGGGCGTAAATCCATCGAACGATTCTATTCACCGCGAAGGAAGGTGGTGCTCGGTCGCGGCCAGAGCTGCTCAGTGTTTTATTGGAGCAACCTCAACATCAAAGACACGCTCGCCCGCCTCCGTCGCAATCAGAACCCGGACAACGGCCCGGTCTGGGAGGTGCCTGACGACATCGACGAGGACTACCTCGCCCAGATGGAAGGCGAACACCGGATCAAAAAAGGCGGCAAGTGGATGTGGGAGCGGATCGGGTCCCGAAGTCAGCACCTATTTGACTGTGAGGCAATGCAAGTCGCCGCTGCCACTATGCTAAAGATCGTCGGGCGGGAATCGGTGGGTGAGCCTGTCGTTGACACTCAGGACGAGGCATCATGAGTGCATTCTCCGATTGGTTCGAGTCCCAGAAATTTCGTCACTTCGGTGCCAGCGAGTTCGAATCCTACTTCGCGGCGCAGCGGAGAGACGTGGTCAATAGCCCACCACCGAAATCTCTCTGGAAGAACATCGTGCCAACCTTGCGGATCGTCGATGAATTGCGCGACTCGTTCGGCAAACCCTGCCGCATCCTCAGCTCGTATCGCTCGCCCGATTACAACAAGACGGTCGGCGGCGCTCCTCTCAGCCAGCACAAGGAGTTCACTGCCCTCGACATCGCCTTCGACGGCGTGAGTCCGCAGCGCGTCTATGACCGCTTGATCGAATGGCAGAAGGCTGGGAGATTCACCGGAGGTCTCGGCATCTATCCATCGTCCGGCTTCGTCCACATCGACACCCGAGGCAGCAACGCAACCTGGAGCGGACGCTGATCCGTTGACACCAGCTTCGGTGCATGGCGCGAGGTTTGTTCATCACAGGATTCACGATTTCCGAAGTTCTCGCCATCCAGCGGCGGGCCAAGGAATTCCTGCTGGAAGGCAAGACGATCATGAACTGGAACGACGCCGACACCTCGGTGGCCAAGCAGTTCACCATGCCGGTCGATCAAGTGCTTGAGGAATGCGCCCACGCGCTGCGTGTGTTAGACCCATCTACCTACGGCCGCCCTCGCAACGTCGCAGCTTCATTCATCTCCGGCCACCTCCCGAAATGACCCGCCTCCAGCAAATCGCCACCCGCTGGCTACCACCCGTCCTCATTCCGAAAGCCTGGGGATCGCCATTCGAGTCGGCCAACTTGTCGTCCCGTCGTGGATTGGTTCCGGGGTTTGCACCCACCGACGCTCGGCTGGAACTCACGCCAGGTGTGCGCTCGGAATTGGTCCGCAAGTCGCGCTACCTCCACAAGAACTCGGGCTTCGTCCGCGAACTGGTCGCCAACATGGCGATCTACTCGACCGGCGACGGCATCCGCGTCCAGGCGCAATCCGGCGATCCCACATGGAACCGCGCCGCCGAGGCCTACTTCGCGCTGTGGTCGGCCCGCTGCGAAATCACCCGACGGTTTTCGTTTGAGGAATGCCAAGCACTCGTCTGCCGAGGCATGGACATCGACGGCGAATACTTCATCCACAAAACCCACGACGCCGAGGGTGAACCACGCATCCAGTTGATCGAATCCCACCGCATCGGCGACCAGTTCGGCTCACGCGATACCATCGACGGCGTGGGCCTCGATGCCTGGGGCGCACCGATCTTCTATCGAGCCTTGGAGGACAGCGGAAAATCCCGCGACCTGCCATCCACCTCGGTGCTCCACATCCATGAGCCGGAATGGGCGGGTGGCGTGAGGTCGCATCCCACCATCCAGCATTCGATCAACCACGTCCTCGACGAGATCGAGCTTTTGGCGCTGGAAAAACATGCAGTGAAGGACAACGCCGATATTTCCCGCGTGCTGAAAACCGCCCGTGGCGAACTCGATGACAACGGCGACTTCGTGGTCGGTGGCGCAGCAGGTGGCAATGATCCAAGTGATCCAATCACGCTCCAGAAAATCGTCGGCGGAAAGCTGGTGGCACTCAAACCCGACGAATCCATCGAGAGCTTCCAGTCGAACCGCCCGTCTCCCACCTTCACCGGCTTCCTAGAACATCTCCGAAGGGATTCGGCTTTGGGAGTGATCCCGTTCGAGTTCGCGGCGGATTCGAGCAAGATCGGCGGTGCAGGTGTTAGGTTGATCGTCGCCAAAGCGGATCGGCGCTTCTCATTCCGCCAGATGATCTTGGAACGCCGATTGATCCGGCCGATTTGGACCTACGTGATCGGTGACGCGATCAACCGTGGATTCCTGCCGCCCATCGAAGGCTGGTGGAAAATTTCCTCCGTGCCACCGAAGCGGGTGACCGTGGACGCCGGGCGGGAAGCCCAGCAGAACCGTGCGGACGTGGAAATGGGACTCAAGACGCTATCTGACCACTTTCAGGAACTCGGTGCTGACTTCGGCGAGGAAATCGAACGCCGCGCCAGCGATGCGAAGCTCATTCTTGAGACGGCGGCAAAACACGGCGTGCCGGTCGAGATGTTGTGGAAGCCTTCCGGCTCCGCGTTGACACCCATGCCTGGGCGTGAACTCGCTCCTCCTGCAAAATCGCGAATGGCTGATCCAGCCTGATGCACTTCGGTCGATGATCGCTTCGGCGGATTCTTTCCGTGCGCTCGGCAATCCAGTCGTCCGTGACCAAGCACCCAGCTCTCTTCTATCCGTTGAAGATGGAGTGGCCACGGTATCAATCAACGGCCCTATCATTCGCAAGCCCGACATCTTCGCCCGGGTGCTGATGGGCGCGACAGACTCCGAGGAAATCGGAGCTGCGATTCAAGAGGCAGCTTCGCGTCCCGACATCAAAGCGGTGTTTTTGGACATCGATTCTCCAGGTGGAACCGTGGCCGGCACTCCAGAGCTAGCTGCTGCCGTCTCCGCCCTCGATCAGAAGAAGCCAGTCTATGCATTCTCATCCGGCCTGATGGCGTCCGCCGCTTACTGGATCGCCAGCCAAGCGCGCGCCATTTACGCCACGCCCTCCGCTCAAGTCGGGTCCATCGGTGTCGTGCAAGCGGTGGTCGATCGTTCGGCTGCCATCAACGCGGCAGGCATCAAGGTGGAGGTTTTCTCGGTCGGCAAGTACAAGGCGATGGGCGCACCAGGCACTCCGCTCACCGACGACCAACGCGAGTTAATCCAATCGAACCTCGCTGAAATCGCCGGGGAATTTCACGCCGCAGTTCTAGCAAAAGGACGAGCCATTCCAGCTGAGTCCATGGAAGGCCAGACGTTCAGCGGACGCCAAGCGCAGCGCCACAACCTCGCAGGCATGGTCCAAGACCGCGCCGAAGCAATGCGCCGCCTCAAAGTCTATCACGCAGCGGTTGACATGGGGACCCGTGCGATGACTACCGCACTCGAAGACCAACTCCTAGAAGCCCGCACGCAGGTCGATGACCTTACGCGGGATTATCAGGCACAAACCGAACTCCTCACTGAAAACTCCACGGCGCTCGATGCCCTGCGCGGTGAAGTGGAAACTCTCACGGCTCAGCTCGAATCGCTCACCACCGAGCGTGATTCAGCCGCTCAGGAATCCGGCACACTGCACTCGCGCATCACCGCACTCCAAGCGTCGCAGGCGGATTTCGACCGCAGACTGCAACTCGAAGTCGCCCGCGTCGTCGCCTCCACCGGCACCACGCTTCCCGCTCGCATCACCCCGGCTGGCGACTCCCAACAAGCCCCTCAAGCGATCTCCCTGAACGAACTCGTCGCCCAATACGAGCAGCTCGTCAGCGACCACAAGCCCGTGGAAGCCGCCGCCTTCTATCAACAACACCTCGCCAAACACTTCACCCGCTAACACGCCATGCCCAACTCACACGCCACGGTTAATTCCGCCATCATCGCCCAGACCGCGCTCAACACGCTGCTGGCTCGATTCCCGCTCCTCGGACAAATCGCCACCGACTTCAGTTCGGCGAGCGTGAAGTTCAACCAGGACATCGTCACTCACATCGTCACGCCCACCGTGGCCAAGGACTTCGTGCCTGCCACCGGATACGTGCCCGACGACCAAGCACAGGTCGACGTGAGCGTGAAGATCAACAAACACGCCTACGCCGGTTATGCGATCACCGACGTCGAACGCTCGACCAGTGAGATTGACCTCAACCAGCGCTACGCCGACAAGGTGGCCTACGCCCTGGGTCGCAAGGTGAGTGACGACCTGATGGCGCTCATCATCAACGCCAACTTCACCAACAAGACGGAAATCGCCACAACCGCCTTTGGACGCAACGCCGTGGTGGACATCAGCACCAAGCTCAACAAGCGGTTCATCCCGGACATGGGCCGCTTCATGTTCGTGAATTCCGATTACTACAACGCCCTGCAAAAGGACGAGGCACTTTACAAAGCCTACATCACCCCAGCAGCGAGCAACGTAGTTGTCACCGGAATGCTGCCCGACGTGAATGGCTTCACCGTGATCGAATACTCGGCCCTCCCGGAAAACGGCGAGCGTCTCGTGGGATTCGCCGGCATCCGCGAGGGGCTCATCATGGCCGCCCGCGTGCCGGATGTGCCTGCCAATACTGGCGACACCGTGATCCGCGTCGTCACCGACCCGCGCACCGGGCTTTCGATCCAAGTGCGTGACCGCTACGACGGCCGCCTCGGCAAGCAGGAGGTGAGCTTCACTCTCATGTATGGCTTCGCCACGGGCAACAAGCCGGTCATCGAGCGCATCACCCGTCCGGTGTAATTCTCAAGTGGTTCATCAAGCACCCTCTCTGGGAAACCGGAGGGGGTGTTTTCATTTTGACAGCATCACATCGGCATGGATCTAGCAGCGGAAATTCTAGCAGACTTCAAGAGCCTTCTCACGGAACACGGCGTGATGGCGCGGTGGAAATCCATCGACCTGCGCGTGCTGGTCAGCCGGGTGCGCAACGAACAACAGATCGACATGGGCGGATTCGTGGAGTCGCCCGAACTCAGCTTGCGGGTTCCAAAGGCGTCGTTCACCGCGGCCATGCCAAAGTTCGGCGAACGCATCGAAGTAGACGGCACCGAATACCGGATTTCCAAAGTCTCCACCCACACCCGCTCGCCGATCCTCAACCTCAGCCTTACCACCACCGATGAGTGACGTGCGCTTCACCACCAGGATGAACGGAACGAGTGATGTGAATCGCCTGCTCAACCGCTACCCGGAAAAAGTGGGCCGCACGCTTGAGTCCCTGGTGAAACAAGAAGCTCGCGGCCTGGCGGTTGAACTTGCCCGCAACACGCGCCCGTTCGGGTTTTCTGAGGCCGCCAAGCAGCGCGGCGAAAAGGCAGTGGCGAAGGACATCAGCGGCGTGTTCGCTCTTCCATCCGCCGCATTCGGGGAAATCCGCAAGTCAGACCCGGCTGCGGCAGACAGGTTTTGGTCAAACATCCAGAACCGGCGCTTCTCGCGGGCTGAAACCGCACTTCGTTCGTCGAGTTCCGGTTGGAAGGATCTATCAGTCGGGCGTCTCGATCCAGCGCTTCACAAGTGGGGTCAACTGGGTGCTGCAAAACCGAAGCAAATTGTCACCAGCCCGAAAGCCCGCGAAACCTACATCGCAAAGATCCAGAAGCGGGTGGGATTTGCCAAAGGTGCCTGGATCAACGCGGCCAAGGCGATCGGTGGGCGTGTCCGTGGATCGGAGCAATGGGTGACTCGCCACAAGCAGTCTCCTGGCACCGCCACCGTGAAGACCGGCACCAAGCCATCCGTCACGCTCATCAACTCGCTCGAC